CTTGTCGACCTCGTCTTGCAGGTCCTCGACGTCGGCGGTTGTCTCTTCGGTCTCGTCCTGCGCCGACCCCATGCCGCGCTCGAACGACCGCTCCAGGTCGTCCACGCGATCGTCGATGTCCTCCACAGCATCCCCAAGCTCCTCCCGGAACTTGAGGGTCACGTAGAGTTCTTCGATCTCGTTGCTGGGCATAATCGGGCGCCCGTTTGCGCGCGAACACAACCGGGCTACAGTTCGGGGGTGCTATGATCGGTGATGAGGGTCTGCCCCCAGTCGGCCGTGCGGCCCATGAAGGCCTCATATTCCTGTCGGTCCTGTCGCTGCGGGGGCGTGTCGTACAGGTCGGCGAGCGTGAGCGGCGAGTCGCGAAATGGCATCGCGTTGATAATGGCGAGCGCGCGCTGCCAGTCGCTTCGGTCCTGCCGGCGGAATGCCTGCTGGCACAGCAGGAGGTCGCGAACGCGGGTTCGCCGCACCTCCTGGGGCGTGAGCCCCGCCTGAATGCCGCGGCGAAAGAGCTCGTCGACGGTGACCGAGCGGCCGGTCACTTTCCCGTGCCGCCGTCCTCCCCGCCCTCGGCGGTCGCTACGTCGCTCTCGTCCGCCGAGGGAATGATGCGCCCCACCATGTCGCCCAGCGGAAGCGGGGCCACCGTGGACGCATCCACGAGCGAATACGCCCGCTCCGGCGTCAGGCTGGGCTCGAAGCGCACGAACCCAATCCAGAGGAGAAGGGCAGCCGTCTCCAGCACCTCGCCGACGTCTCGCCCCTCGACGTTGGCCTTCTGGGCAATCTCCTGGCGCTCCTCGTCGGACAGGGCCTCCAGGTCCTCCGGGCCCTCGATGCCGTACTCCTCGAGGACCTCCTGATCAACGCCGCCGCCCACGACGCGGTCGACCGCCTGCAGGATCTCGCTGAACGGAATGTCATGGCGGTCCCGGGCAATCTCGGCGGCGCGGGCGTCGACCCGCCAGGGCAGCGTGAGCGTCTCGCCGTCCACGACCACGTCGACCGGAAGGGCCGAGTCGCGCGGGTCAGAGGAGGTGAGGGCGTCGAAGCTGTCGAAGTCAGGCATATCAGTCGAGATGTCGAAAAAGTGTTTGCGCGCAAACGGTCAGCGGGGCCCTACTGCTGCACCGTCTCGTCGAGCGGGCCATCGCCCATGAAGCTGTAGGAGTGCGTGAGCGGCGAATCCCGGGAGGCCTCAAACGCCAGCTCTTCAATCACCGCCTCGCCACTGTATCGCGTGGCGCCGGCCTCGCGCGTGCCGTCGTTGTTGGTCTTCTCCGCCAACAAGTGGACGTTGTCCCCATTGAAGAACGCGGAGATCAGCAGATCCAGCCCCGTCTCAATGCTTCCGGACGACGTGATCTCGCCGCTTTCCTGGTAGCTGAAGTCGATACTCGCCCGTTCGTTGTCAGCCGGGGCGGAGAGGGTCCAGTCCGACACCTGCAGCTCTCCGGTGAATTCCAGGCCGGCAAAGGTGAGGGTGAAGCTGATGGGGTTCCCGGCCTGGGCCTCCTGCTTCAGATACTGGTAGAACTCCCCCTGCGTGCTCTGGGGGTCGAAGTACACGCCTGAGGTGGTAAGCTCCATGGCCAGGCCCACGATGAAGACGCGGCGCCACTCGTCATCTTCGAATCCGGCGCGGTCGTCGAGCTCCGCCGAAAGGGTGAGGCTGAGGTCGTCCATCCCCGAGGCCTTGTAGGTGGTGCCGCCCACCGTCACCTCCATCTTCACGATGTCGTTGAAGGGGGCTTTGTGCTCCCCGTTCGACTCCGTGTGCAGCACCTCGGCGCTCACGTCCCATTCTCGGGTCCCATTGATCGAGTCGCCCCAGAGGTCCGTCTCCTTGTCGCCCGTATCCAGCTGCCCGAAGTTCTTGTTGATCTCCGCATTCGTCTCGCCGGGGATCTTGAGCCGGTAGGCCAGGTAGCCACCGATCGTGGTATCAGACAGGGACTCCTGCACGCCGACATCGGCCGTACCGTCGCCGTTGTCGGTGACCGAGTCCACCGTGAGCTGCTCGGGGGCAGACAGGCGCTGCTCTGCCACCACCCCGTCGCCCGCCGACAGAATCGTGGTGATGTCCTGCACGAACCGGGAGATGTCGACGGTGAGCGTGTCGGTGGATGTGTCGACGTCGGTAATGTCCCACTCGTGCCCGGCTACACCGCGGACGTTCACACCAACGACTTCGCGTTCGGAAACAGCCATGGTCTAGTCGAGATGTTGGGTCAGAAGGTCGTAGCGGAGCACGATGTCAAAGGCCCGGTGGGCCTGGTCGATGTCGTAGCTGTTCTTTTGCACATCCGGCGTCGGCAGGTGCAGGAGGGCGTGATCGGGCCCGATCTCGAGCGGTTGGTCGTCCAGGGACGCCTTGACCGACGAGGCCAGATCGAATGTGCGCAGCGGCGTGCGGTCGCCCTTCGCGTGTTCGGCGTGGCATCGAAGCGTCATCGTCACGTCCCAGCCCTCGGTATCGAAGGTCTCCTGCGCCGCCGCGTCCGGGAGGTCGATCGCCACGTACGTCCTTGGCACGTCCTTCGCGCCGGCGAAGAACACGTCGCTCTCCGATAGGCTCAGACCAGCGCCGTCGTCGCCGGTGAGGCGCTCGTACACCGCGATCGATATGGGGCCGTGCGGAAGCTCAGGCATGGAAGGGATCAGGGGGATGCGCGCTGAGCGGCGTCCTCGATGCGCTTTCGGTAAGTTTGCTTCGCTTGCTGGGAGGCCTTCGTCAGGTAATAGTGGCCTTCGCGGTCTACGCGGCGGGTGTGCGCCTCCACGCTCACCACCATCGGCTGGTCGAGCTCTTCCCCAAACGCCTGCGTAATCGTCCGCCGGTGCGCCTGGACCTGCTGCGTATCGCTGTACCCAAACTCGATGATGGCCGCGTACTCCAGGCTGGACCCGACGTAATAGACAAGCTGGTCCCGGATGTCCTGCGAGACCGTAATCGAGCTCTGCAGGTTGGACGTGTCGACCGGCACGATCCGCCGGGCCGCGTCCTGGATCTGGTAGGCCACTTTCTCCTGCTCGTAGCCCACCTGCTCCCGGACGTCGTCCGCATAGCCCTCCAGGCTGCGCTTCAGCCGGCGCTTTCCTCGAATGCGAACGCGGCCGCGCGCCATGGAGGGACCTGGGATCAGGCCTGTCGGTCTTTGGAAAGAACAAAGGAGTCGTCAATCGGCGTCGTCGTCGCCACCGTCGCCTCGAAGGTGCTGCCATCTGGCCGCGTTACGGTCGCCTCGTCGCCCTGCTGCACGCCGAGCGCGGTGATGCTCTTGCCGTTCGGCAGCCACCCCTGGGCGTCCCCCACTCGCACCGCGCCGCCCTGCTGCGTCGTCTTGCTGACAGACTGCTCCTGAATCTCGGCGTTCCCGTCGTAGACGGTCGTGGACGAATCGGCGGACGTCGTGCGGCCGAGGCCGTCTCGGGTGTCGCCCGTGCGCTCAATGAGAATGTGGTGCTGGTCGAATGTCATACGCCTGGCGAGTACGGGGTGCGGTCGTCAAATGGGCGTAGCGGATGGTACACCGAGCGGGGCAGCTTGTCGGCCTGATCCCTGTAGGTCACCGAACGGGACCCCACCGATTTGCTTTGGACGTCCCGATCCGGCGCGTCATGCCAGTGCGTAACCACCCGCGAAATCGAATCGCGAAGGGCGGTCACCAGCTTGTCGGGCATCTGGTCCACCAGCGGGTCCCCGTTGCTGTCCTCCTCCCACCCATCTAGCATCACCACGGCCGTCTCGAAGGTGTCCGCGCCAGTGGCCGTCACGAGCTCGTCGTCCGGCCCCTCCTCGCGGTACCGGTCAATCACCTTCTCCTCGGCCCGGTACACCGTAAGCTCGAGGTCGGACTGCGACTGCACCGCGTCCGAGAGCCACGTGTCGAACTCGGATGGAATGAGAATCTGGGGGGTCGGCATTACTCATCGGCGGGCTGGTCCGCGGCATCGACGAGGTCCTCCACGGTGCCCTGCCCGACGTCCCGAATCTCGGTCAGGTCGCCGGGATAGGCCAGCGCCTCCTCGATCGTGGGCAGGCCCGCTTCGGCGAGCGCGTTGGCCCGGCGCGTGCCCACCACGTCCGTGAGCGCGTCGCTCGGCGTGGCCCCAGTGTCCGCGGGGTCCCCGTCGGGCGTCCAGTCTTCGCCGTCGGCCAGGGTGTGCGTCTCCGGGTCGTACTGGTCGGGCGGAATGAAATAGGTGTCCCGGCGGAACTTCTCGTCGGGATACACCACTTCGATGTTGCCGTCGTCGTTGGGCATCGGTGTTTGCGCGCGAACGCATCTCGTGAAACAGAGCGCGCCCCGGGCCGCTGCGAACGGCCGGGGCGCTCGATTCAGTCAAGCCCGGGTTATCCCTGCACCACGACGCCGAACTCGGGCCGCATCGCCTGGCCGCCCACGTAGACGTCCATCAGGATCTCGTCGGTGGCCCCATCGGGGCCGGCGAGGCTGGAGTCGATGGTGAGCCGCACCGTGATGTTCTCGTAGGTGCCGGTCTCACTCATCGCGCCCTGCAGCGGCGTCGGCGCCACGATCGCCCCCAGCATCCCCGGACGGTAGTACATGAGGTCCTGGGTGTGCTGCGTCTGGAAGTTGACGCTGGTGCCGTCGGTCACGGAGTTCTGCACCGTCGGGGTCACCGGCAGCGTGGCGGACGTGCCACTGTAGAAGACGTCGTTCGTGACGGTGTAGACCTGGCTGTTGCCGAGGTCAAACCGAGCCCCCTGCCGGATCACGCCGTCAGAGGTGCCGAGGCCATCGATGGCGACCTCGCTCTCGCCGCCGGACAGGCTGCCGTTGGTGACCACCGTCCCGTTCGTGTCGCCGAACGGGTGGGTCCCAACGTTCTGGTCCATGAAGAAGTCGGTGCCGAGCCGACGGCCGAGGGCGCCCTGTCGCAGGGCGGCCGGCGCGTCGTCTCCGTAATCGGCCGAGGTGAACTTGTCGTCGTTCAGCAGATTCTCCTCCGAGAACGCCGACAGAAGCGCCACCCGATCGCTCATCGGCGCCTTCTGGTTGTTGAGCACGCGCCGGGCCCGGCCGATGTCGGCAATGTCGCCGACGCTGTTGCCGATCCCCTGATCGCTGGTCACGTTCGCGGAGAAGCCTCCACAGATGCGGCGGACCAGGAACTGATCGACCTTTTCGGCCACGCCCACCGCCATCGGCTGCACGACGTCGAACGTGAAGGACTCGAGGTCCCAGGTGCCTTCCGGCGTCTCCAGGTCCTCCTTCAGGTAGACGTAGTTGGTGGCGTCCACCTCCACGGTCGACTGCTGGTTGTCGGTCTTCTGGAGGGTGGTGGAGCCGCGGTTCTGCTCGTCGATCTTCGCCTCCAGCTCGGGACGCACCTTCACGCGCACCTTGCCGCCGCTCTCGCGGTCGACCAGGCGCTCTTCGACGTTGCGGTTGATGAGGTTCGCCGCCACCATGTTGTTGCGCAGCAGGATGGCTGCATTCTCGGCGGCATTGGCCAGAAGATCCTGTGTGACAAACTGATTCGGCATAGGAAGAAGTCAGGCAGTTGGGATTAGTATGGGGACCCTGTCTGATTCAGCGCCTCTGCCCGCTCTTCCGTGCTCATGTTGCTCATGTCGCCGGGGGAGGACGTCTCATCATCGGACGGCTCCGAGCTGGGGCCGTCTTCCATCTCCGACTCCTTGAAGAGGTACGTCTTCTCCTCTCGAATCTCACCCACGACTGTTTCGGGCCCGACCGGCTCCCCGCCTTCAAAGCGGACATTGCCATCGTCGTCGGTGGCCACCCAGCCGTAATCGTCATCGTACGTCATCCGACGCTTCGCATTGGCAAGCACGTCGTCCTGTGCGCCATTCTGGATGCCGTCGGCGGTCGAGAGGACCTCGCTTTCCAGTCGCGTTTCCCGGGTGGACTCGATTTCGGATCGGGCCTCCTTGAGCTGCGACTGAAGGTCTTCCACCTCCGAGGCCTTTCGGCGCAGCTCCTGGATCTCTTCGTCCGACACCGATCCCTTGGGCTTGCCGTCCTCGCGCAGCTCAATGCCCTGCTGCTCGGCCAGCCGGCGGAATGCGGTCTCCTCATCGAGCGCCGACACGTCGATGTTGCCCTCCTCGTCTCGGAAATCGCTCGGCTCAAGGCCCACGTTTCGCAGCAGCTGGCGCCGTTCGCGGTTTAGCCGCTTCTGAACGACGCCGTCCACCTCCTCCTGGTCGAGCAGGTCGTCGCGCTGCTCTGCGCTGTCGGGCAGGTCATCGATGTCCTCTTCAGGAACCTCAACAATCGGCATAGAAAAGGGGCAGGATGTCCGGGGGATTTGCTGTTGGCGCGGACCGTCCGCGCTGGCCAGGCGTGACGTGCCTGTACTCGCCGCATGTGTGCCGCCTGCGGAAGCGTCACCCTACACAATAGGGGCCGCGCCCCGGGCGGCCTATAAGACCCACTCCAAGACCGACTCTTAGACCGACTCTTGGACGACGTTCGCGCGCGAACACCCCCGACATAGAAAAGCCCCACCCGGCGGCCGGATGGGGCTAGGGGTCTAGAATGTGACGTTGCTCATTACTCACGCTGCGGGTCGCGCACCTTGACGTACAGGACGGGGTCCCCGCCATCGCGCTCCGTCGTCTCCATCTGGGGCCAAAGCGCATCCACCACGTCACAGAGGAGGCGCACGTTCGACCGCCCCCCCTCGCGTATCGCCTTCTGTACGGCTTGGCGCGTCACGCGGTCGAGGCCCATCGATTCGCGGTTGTCGTTGATAACCTCAATCACCGCCTTCTGTGTACCCTCCCGCTCGGCGGCGTTCTCGTAGAGGTTGCGGGCTTGGCGGTGGAGCTCGGAAAGAGACCAATACTGTGGCATGGCTGGTTTGGTTTGTGTCGTTGGAAGCGACAATGAGCGCCCCGCTCCGGTATCGTCCCGGGGCGGGGCGTTTGTGATTAGCAGTACTCTTCACGGGTGTATTGAATCAGTGCATCCACATCCTCGATCCAGTAGCAGTGCTGGGCGTTGTGCTTCTCTCCGCCTTTCCAGCTTGCCTCAACGTCAGGGTCGCTGTACTCAACGCCACTTTCGCGGATCACATCGTCGAAGATGAGGCCCTTGTGGGCGAGCTCGTCTTCTGCATCCCAGAGAGTGTCTTCAAGCTCAGTGCTGCGGAAGTGATCACCGTGCCCGCCAATGATAACATCCGGCTCCGGCTCGTATTCGATGCTCTCGATGTGCGTCTTCGTGCCGTGGTAAACCTCGACGGTCGTCCAGTACACACCGCAAGCGATTGGGCGAGGGTGGTCACCATTGGTGTGGCCGATAACGCCCTCTTCGTGGCCGCTTTCGTCCTCGGCGTTCTGCGCCTTGGTCATGGCGAGGTTGACGAGGCTCTGAACGGTGGTTGTGCTGACTGTCTCCATGAGTTTGAGTGCTGTGTCGTTGGAAGCGAGTGAATGCGGTGGCGACCGCGAGCGGGCGGCACCCCCGGTTTCGCCCGCGGCCAGCGGGCTCGTCAGGCGGCTAGTTGGACATGGTGCGAAAGATTTCGCCCGGCTTCACGTTGCCGCGCTGATCGCCGGACTTGCCGCGGTGGCTGAGTTTGTAAAGGCCGAACTCTTCGATGACCTCTTTCACATCCTCCGTCGAGTTGCACTCAATTACCTGGTCGCGTTCGTTCTGCCAGGACTTCGTTTCTGGGCTTTTGGCCGTGATCATCAGCCCGTCCTCGTGATACATCTTTATGTACATCGTGTCGGAATCAGCCATTGTCTCGTGTCGGTCTGTCGTTGGAAGCGAGCGTGTCGGGGCGTCCCCTTCCCGATTGTGCACTGTATTAGACCCTATGCAACCCTATAGGTTTCATTGATTGAGGGTCTTTACACTTCTTCACAAAGGGTGGGCTATCCGCCCACAAGCTCCTCAGCGACCGACCGCGCCGCGTCGAGGTGCTGCTGCGCCACCTCCCGCTGCCGCTTCACGTACTTCTCGGTGATGGATCGATTCCCCTCTAGATCGGTCAGCAGGTCCTCCACGTCGGTCTCCGACAGCTCACGTTCCCGCGGCAGGTCACGCATCCCGCTCCCGTAGTCCTCGGGATCGAAGAACACCTTCTCATAGCGGCACTGGCAGAAGGGGTGCGCGTGGCTCGGCGCCGCCGCCGGATGGTACAGGCCCGGACCGTACCCCTGGACGTCGGCGGCCTCCAGGAAGTCGCACACGTCGGGCACGTAGCGTTTGTCGGCGGTGTGCTGACTACTCGTTTGCCAACGCAGCAGGTCGATCACCGGACTTTGTACCGCCGCAATGACGTCGGCCTCGTGGTAGTGCGAATTGATCTCGGTCACGGCGATGCGGCGGGCGTCGTATTCGAGGCGCTGGGCCCGGTCGAGCTCCTCCTCGGTGATGGGGATGGGGTCCTCGTCGCCCTCCACCTCCACGCCCCGCTCCCGGCCCATGGTCTGGGCCAGATCCTTCAGTTCCGGGTCGTTCCGCGTAAGCTGTTCGGTGATGCCCTTCGTGAGGCGCTGCTGAGACACGCCCCGCCCCACGCCCGATTCGATGACGTCGTCGAGGTCACGGGCCACCTCCTGCACGTTTCGATTGATGAGCGTGCGGAAGGTCTCCGCGCCGCCAATCGCCCGGCGCGTCATGGCCGTCTGCAGGACGGCTTCGGGCACGTCGGCAAAGGCCCCGCCCACCTCGATCGTGCCGGCGGCCGGGGGCGCCTGTTCGGCCAGGGCCGCCAGGCCGGCCGTGTGCCCCTCCACCGCCTGCTCGATCGCCTGCCGGCGGCCGTCCTCGAGGACCACGAGCGCCTGGTCCCGAAACCGCTGCAGGCCGCGTTCGATGTTCGCGCGCAAACGCTCCGCCCGCCGGGCCGTCAGCTTCTCGTTCTCGACGTCGCGGTTCAGGTCGACGAGCATTTGGGCCAGGGCGCGGCGCATCTCGGCGGCCGTGCGCTGCCCAAGGCCGCCGTCCCCGACGATGCGGGCCCGGGCGTCTGACAGAGCTTGAATGTAGGGGGTCGGATCGGCCATGGGTTATCCAGTCATGAATTCGCGTCCGAGGGAGCTCGACTGCGCCGACCGATCAAGCGTCTCACGCACCTTCTCCTGCAGGGCGCCCTCGTCGGGGCTGTACCCCTCCTCCTCGTAAGTGTCCATGAGCACCGCCGTCGCGGTCTCTTCGTCGGCCGGGAGCCGGGAGCCGAAGATTTTCTGGGCGAGGCTGTCGCGATCGGCGCCCACCACGTCGCTGTAGTCGGTCGGCCACGCGGCACTGACGCTGGGTGGGGACGGATTCGGCCCGGCAAACTGCCTGAAGTCCTGGGCTTGGGCCACGAGACTGAGAATCCGCTGCTCGGCGTCGGACATCGTCTCGGCCACCACCGAGAGCGCCGCCGCGGCCGCCCCGCGCTCCTTGATCATCGCCTCGGTGGCCGAGGTGGCCGTGCGGGCCCCTTCCTCCATTTCGTTGTACGCGATGCGCGCCAGGTCGGCTTTCTTCGCGTCGAGCACTTCGGTCCCCAGCTTGGCGCCGTCCGTCGGGAGCTGCAGGCCCTTGTGCTCCCCCAGATCGCTGTTGTAGGGCAAAAAGTCCTCGCCATCTTTCGCTTTGTCCTGGATGATGTCCTCGAACTCGACGTCCTCGCCGACCCCGAGCTGAATGAGGCCGTTCATGGCCGCACTGAGCGAAAAATCCCGACGGCTCGTCATTCGGTAAATGGACCGATGTTTCCGCGCGATGAGGTGGCCCAGCTTCGCCTCCCACGGCATCTCGATCCGAAGGACCGGCGGCACCGGCTGCCCGTCGAGCACGAAAAAGGGATCCCCGTCGGCCCAGGTCCCCTCGTCGATCAGCTTGTCCCCCTCCCGATCCTCTGCCCGCACCCATTCCTGGTAGCCACGCGGCGTGTAGACGACATAGGTCGGCTCTCGGGTGCCATCCTCCTTTGGGGACCCCACCATCACACGCGAGGACTGAATGGTGGCGAACGGCTCGCCGCCGTCTTCGCCGTCGACGAACGCGGTGGCGCCGGTGCCCCAGTGCCGCATGGCCAGCGGCGTGTGGATGTGCAGGCCGCTCGACGGGTTGAGCACGACCACGGCCGTGTTGTAGCTGAGGAGGCGAAACGCCAGCTGCAGCAGGAGCACACTGTAGTCCTCCCCGCTGGGCCCGGCCGTCTCCGCCCAGTCGTCCCCAATGGGTCCCATGTCGCGGTCCACGTCGTCCGCCCGCTGGAACAGCATCCCGGCCAACCGGCTCAGCAGATGCCGGCTCCAGGGCGTGAAGTCGGCCATCTCCTGCCGCTTCTCATAATGCTGGTGGTGCTCAAAGTACCGCCGGCAGAGCTCCTCCTCTACGGAGCTGCCGGTCAGCATCCGGCGCGTGGTCTGCCAGTCGGACTTGTGGGCCCGGTACGTCGGGTGGGTGGCGTCGGAAATGGCCATAATG